GACTCGCCGTAGATCCGCACGTTGTAGCCGGTGCCGATGCGAACATCGGACGAGATGAACTCCAGCGTTTGATCTCCTGGCACGCGCGCCCAGGTCAGGTACGTCGTGGCGGTGGTCTCCTTGTACTCGATGCCGACGAAGCCGCCCGACTGCACGAACTCCTCAGACGGAGCCGACCACGAAACCTTGATGCGCGGCAGCGCTGTGCCGTCTGCTTGGTACTGCTGCGTCGTGCCGTCTGCGACGAGCGACAGCGAGGTCGGCGCAGAAACAGTGAACGGATTCGGCAGCGTCGTGTTCGGCGCGTCAGCAACCGCGATCTCGTCGGATACGGTCCACGAATAGACGGTCGAATCGATCTCACGCAGCGTCATATCGACCGCAAGCTGCGGCGGCTGACCGTCTGCAACGAATCGCCATTCCATCACCTCGAAGACCTTATTAGTCCATCCGAGCTTTGTGTTGGAAATCATGACCGTCTCGCCGGCGCGTAGCTGCATCGCCTCCAAGCGGAAGCGAGCATTCAGCACGATCTCCTGACGCGCACGTCGCAGCTCAATGACTGCCAACCGCTGCGCGCAAGATGGTGAGATCGTAAACGGAAGCGAAACGTCGCGAGTGTACTTGATCGAATTATCCTGAGTGACGTAGGTCGCCGAAGTGATTACCGGAAAGTCCGACGGCTGCCATTGATTCTCCTCCGAGACATAGACTCCCTTGACCGTATTCACTCGGTCGCGCGCGCTAGTTCGCGTCGTCACTGACAGCGGACCGACAAAGTGTTTCTCACTCAGACTGATCGTCGGGATCTGGTACGTCCCAGCATACATCACCATTTGACCCGACGAATAAGCAGTCAGTCCTGCCATTGCCGAAAGCAGCTTTGCGATTGCCGCGTCGGGAGATTCACTGGTCGAGATTACGCCGTTGGTCTCGTAGCGATTTTCGTAGGTCGTAGGAGATACTGGAAGGATCTGTACTTGTTCGTCACAGACGTTGGCCGCAACCGTGCAAGCCGTGTCATCGATCTCAGTCGATGCCATCGCCATACCTAGCGACGACGTGAGGTAATCACGCAGACACAACGCCGAGTTAGTCGAGTAAACGGTGGTCGTCGTGCGCGGATCGTAGACCTTCTTGCCCTCCACGATGACGGTCACGTTCGGAATTCCTCCAACAAATACTTCCGTGTTCCACTTCAGGCGAACGTAGATGCAAGCGATGCCGGTCAGCTTGTGGTCAGATGTCCACTTGCCGTCCGTTAGGCTGGCGGTATCAGTGACAAGAGTTGAGAACGCAGTCTGACCGGATTCGCCGCGCTTCTTGTAAATGTCCGCGTAGCCAGCGTACTTGCCGGTCGCGCTTCCATCACCTGCACCGCTCAGAGCCAAGTCCTCGTTGAAGTAAACGTCGCCCAGCTCCTCGACCTCGTGGCCCGCAATCGCAAGCACCATGTGCAGGTACTCGTTTTTGGCGCCCGTCGTGGACAGATAAACGATAGCGCCGGCAACCTTTGACCGACCGTAGATGATCTGCCGCGATGCAATCGGCGAGCGGATCATCTGACCGCGCGAGCCAAGCGAATCAGCCATGCTCGGCATCTTCGGCGCGAGCAGCTTCGACGTAGCCATCGACGCACCGATGACCGCTATGCTCTTAACGATGAAAGTGGCAGTCGCTGTTGAAACCGTTATGCCTACGACCTTAAACGCAGAGACTAAATAGGCAGCAGCCTGTGCAAGAAGCGTTGGCATAGCTTAGAATTTCCAGAATGTGGCTTCGGGATCCTCGTCAGTACGCGCAAAGCGTAGGCCGTCTTCCCCTACAAAGGCGCTGCTCAGTCCAAGGACGATGCCAACGCACTTGCCTTGGCCGGACTCGCGAACGATTAGATCGCCAGCGGACGCCTGCTCTTTCGGCACACGCTTAAATCCAGCGTCGCGCAGACAGTGCTTCACCAAAGCTGAGACTCCACCGTGCTTTGCGTAGATCTCGTGCGCTCCCTTCGCGGACGAATATGTCGCGCGATACTCGTCTGCTGGATCACGACTAGTAACAAGCGCGACCCAGTCAGCAGCGAACAGGCAGCAGTCGTGCGAACCCCACTCAAAGGCGCGTTCGCGACGTGCCTCGATGAAGTCAGCCAACAGCGTGCGCCAGTTGTCCGCTCGACTCATATGATGCGATCAGGATTGCGATCAATTTCTGGCGCGTCATTGCCACCGTTCCACAGACCAGGATTCGTGGGATTAGGACTGCCCCAGTAGATGGTCTTTTCTTGGATTGCGTTGACGAACTCTAAGCCTTTGTCGTTCGCGTCGATCGTGCCTTGTTCCTCGTCGGTGTAGCGCGACTCCTTCACGCGCCGGAAGTCTACCAGTCGAGATTCTGCGCTCATCGTAATCTGTGCGGTGCTGCCGTCGTCTGAGATCGCCATGACGTCCATGCGACCGACAAAGACAGTGACAGGCGAAGCGATCAGACCAGCCGTAGGCGACAGCGCGCCAAGCTGAACGGAGCAGCTGCGGCCTTGATAGTTATCGTTGAGCGCGAGCGAGATGAACGCAGTCGGAATTCCCGAAAGCTGGAACATTAGACCACGCGCCGACAGGTCGGTCGTTTCCTCAACTGGCGCAATCGTGCCTAGATCTCCGGTCCCGAGATAGCCTTTGCCTGCGTAAGTCAGCGTGCCATATCCGGTCCATAGGTAGACCGGAGTGCTGAAGTCCATATCGACCAGCAGCACAGGCGAAAGCTGCGCGGTCGTGACCTCCGACACCATGCCGGCGGTCATTGTGCGTCCTGCGGCGGTGATACTCATTGCGGAATCTCCTCAACGATAGAAAACGAAACGCCGTAAATGCCGGCCAACTCAATCGACCAGTCCACCTGATTTGCGCCGAGACGGAAAAGCCCCTTTGCGTCCGAGTAAACGATCGATGTTCCTGCCGCGTAGCTTGACCGCAGCACCGGGAAAAGGTCGACCGAGCTGCTTGAGTTTACTTGTACGACCTTGTAAAGCGAAGTGCTAATCTGCAACCAGTCACCGACTGCAAAGGTGCCGGTTGCACCAGCAATGCCGAGCGTCGTGCTGTTGGCGGTAGCGCTGGACACGGTCAGCGTGCCTGTAACCGTGCCACGTCGCGTCGGGTTCGCGTAGTCTTGGAAGTAAAACGTGCCGCGCTGCGCAGCGAGCAGGAAAGCAATCACCTGCTCGGCATCAGCGCGCACCATTGGCGGACACTCAACTGATCCAATCCAAGCCTGACCAGGCCAGTTATACTGCTGCTGCTGGAACGTGAACGGCGAGACATTCCGCGACGTTGCGGACGTTCCGGTAAAACTGATCTTCGACGCACGAAACGGCGAAGGTGGCGTGAGTGGATAGGAGATAGCCATGGCTTAGGCAAAGGCTGAACGATACGATCCGCCGCGTCGCACCATGTCGGGAATCTCGGCCTTGAGCCGCTTGCGCTCGTTCTCAAGGATCGGCTGCAACTCAGCCCGCGAGACGCCAGACTGGATGTTGTAGGAGATGTTGACCGTCGGACCGCCGGCGCTGGCGCCCATCTGAGTCATGCGATCATTGGGAATGACGGTTCCGCTGCTGCCAGGCACGAATAGCTCCGGTCCTTTTTCACCGACGATGTAAGGAGATCCGGCGCGCGCTGGTCCGCCTTCAGCAAGGAAGCCAAAGGCGCCCAGGATTGCGTTGCTAATGCCGCCAGCAAGAGGTGCCGTGATCACATTGCGGAAGATCAGGCGGATCAAGTCTTGCGCCAAGTTCTTCAGCACGTCAGAAAGCTTGTTGCCACTTAAAATGGCATCTTCAAATCCTTGCGCTAGTAGATCACCAGCATCTCGTGCGGATTGTGATGCCTCCTGCTGAAGCTTATTGATCTGCTGCATCAGCGGAATCATCTCTTTGAACTTCTCAGTGATGACCGACTTGTCGGCAGTATTATTGAAGTCTAAGAAAAGCTGACCAAGTCGAGAGTTTAGTCCGATGAGCTTCTCTGTCGCACTGACTTCCCCCATCTGCATTGCTCTCTGCGCTCGACCAAATTCCTCGCGCACTTGAATGTATTCCTTGTCAATGTCTAAAAGTGACTTCTTGCCTTCAAGTTCAAGGCGCAAAGCCTCATTTATCTTTTGAGCTGATAGCAACGGATCAGTTCCTTTGATTGCTTCTGCCTCTGCCTTTAGTGCAGCAGCTCGTGCAAGAGCTGCATTTGCCATCACTTCCTCGCTTGCGCCCAAGGCCTCAAGTGAAGACTTTAATTCTTCGGCCTGCTGATAAATTGGAACAAGCTGATCTGCCACTCGCTTAAAGCGGATTTCGGCTGCTCTAGCGGCCAATTCGCTTTCATCAAAACCGCTCACGGCTGCTGTCGTCATCTTCACTAAACCGCGTTGAACGGCTTGCGCGGCTTCATCTGCTGCGTTGGTCGCAATCGTCAGCTTATCCAACTCCTCGCCAGCAATGCCTAATTTGCGAGCGTTTGCCTCAGCGTTTTCTAGTGAGCTGTTCACCTTACCTAGAGCTGCTGCTACTATGCCTAGTCCGAAAGCCCCTTTTAGGGTCCGAGCCAAGCTAGCTGTAGCTGACTGCATTCGAGACAGCGAATTTTGCACGCTGGCAAATGCCGCCCGCGTTGAGTCAACTGCTCGAATTGTAAATGAGGCTTCAGCCATGTTTCTTGGTCACTTGCTGTTGGTAGTGCAGATACGCAAGCCAGCCCTTTAGCTCATCGGCTGGCATGACAAGAACCTCGTGCGCAAACTTGCCGAGCTTTTCCGCAAGAGCATAGACGGCGAGGTGATCGGCAGCCTCGCCGCCGTGCGTTAGTTTTTTAGGTCATCGACTGACGGAGCAGCCTCCGACAGGATGAAGTTAGCGGCACGCGCGATCAAGTTTGAGTCTGCCTTGTGAAGCAGCGTCATCTTGTGATCAGCGGTGAACAGCTTGTTTCCGTCTTTGTCGGTCGCCTTGAGAATCAACACGTCGACAAGCAGCTCCATATCGCTGTCCTTGGCCTTGCGGTAGAGGCGATTCTTCTCGGCCAGCGTGACTGGCGTTGAGTAGATCGTTAGCTTCCACTCGGCAATCTCGATAGAGCGAGTCCCGAGCGCAGCAAAGTGTTCGCGTACTAGGTCGATTGCTTCCATTAGACAGTAACGGAGCTTAGAGCGCCGTTCCCTTCGATCGAGATGGAGCCTTCGACCATGCCGTCAAACGCGGCGCTGATGTCGAACTTAGTCACGATGCCGCCGCCGCTGTAGTAGCTGTCGCCAGAGTCCGCGCCCTCGGGATAGAGGTTGACGGTCACAGACGAGCCTATGGTCAGCGCGATCTGGCCGGCGTCCGCTTCGTCCCAGAAAAGGTCACCTGAGACCGACCAAGTCTTCATGGTCGCTTTGCGGGTGCGATAAATGTCTCCGATGACGGAGTCTTCGACGACATCCGACGAATGCGCGAGCGCGTAGTTGCGCAGTTCGCCGATGGTAGTTGAGCTGATCTTGACGGTGCCTTCGCGGCCTAGGTGATTAGCCATTTTAGTCGTTGGTTAAGTAGATGCAGTTGAAAGTATGACGCGCGACACCCCAGCGCTTGTCCTCGTCTTCCTCTATCACATATTGGACGTTCGTTAAATGGAGGTCGTCGCAAACGCCGCCGAGCGTAACGTCCTCAAGCACAGCAGCCTCGACCGCAGCCGATCCGGTGTCGAACAGATCGTCAATGAACGTGACGCCGGTCTGCGCAGTGAAGTAGTCGACGTTGACCGTAAGCTGCCGATACTGAACTCGGTTGCTTGGCGCGAGCGAGCGCACTTCGATTTGCTCGTCTACCGCATAGACGGCAGCAGACGGAAACGAAACTGACGCGATGGTGTTGTTCCGGCCTTTCAGAAGATTTGCGGTCGGCACAACTGCGGCTCCAGCCGTCAGCTTTGCTCCGATTGCGTTACGGATCTGCGTGCGAGTGCTCATTTGAAAGACGCTCAGCGAGCGTTGACGCGAGTGAAACCTAGGTTCACTGCTTTGTTTGCAAGAACGCGCTCCAGCTTCTTTTGCGTTGTGCCGATACGACTGCGCAGAACGGCGTTGACCGTATTCTGGTACTTCGGAATTTTGACGTTGAAGTTTTGCGCCAAGATAAACGGGTTTCTGCCAAAGTTGGAAATCTGGCTGCCTGACTTGCCGCCGAAACGGTCAGAAAATTTCTTGTAGCGCGCGCCTGTAGCCTTGGCCGCAGGAATCCACCCAGAGGCAGTCCATCCGACGCGCTCTTGAATTGTGCGCATCGCGGTATTTGAATCTTTAAGATACGAGGCGAACTGCTTTTTCCCGCTGCGAATACGTCCATACTGCGTGCGACGTTTGCGATGTTGCTCAAGAATGCTTTGAGGATTTGTCAGCAGCGTAAGACCGTAAAAGCCGCTGAGAGCACGATTGTTGAATAGCGCTTGGAGCTTCGTATCTTCGCGCTTGCGAATGTAGTTCGCAATCGACTTATAAAATCCTCCGGTCGTTTCGCGCGCCTTGAAGTAACTGTACTCGAGCTGTGTCGTCAGGCGCGTGAAGTCTAACGCAATGGCTCCCTTGCCTTGCGCCATTGTTTTAGGCGGCGTAAACTGGATTAGCTGCTGAGTGACAAAGCGCGCCTCCTCTCGAATCACGAGTCCATAGTCGACGCGCGCCGCCGCAGCTAGTCGCGCCAGCTTTTTCTCCAGCTCGCGAGTGCGTGCCTCAATGACGATCATATCGACTGCTTGACCTCCATCTGCACGCCGGATCCTTCCGCGTCGAACTCCAGGTTTTCGATAAAATAGGTCACGCCAGCGCGCACCACGTTAGTCGTCAACTGCGGTGCCGTGACGACCTGAGACGCCAAGAAGAACACCGTATAGCGACCCTCATCGCGACGCTGGTCCTCGAAGGACTGGAAGACGTTTCGCGAGTTGGCCCAGATACCCGTGATACTCACGCCGAACATTGAGAACGTGATGCCGGCTTGGTCTTGAATGGCGCTGAAGTCGGCTTCCAGCAAAGCAGGATCGAAATCGCGGACGGTCATACCTATGCGCCGAATGTCACAACCACCGACTTAGGCGTGATGGTATCGTCCTGTGGCGTGCCGGAGGGAATGTGGTAGTACCGCTCGCGGACGGCATCGCAAATGATCGCCGGAGCGCTGTTGATCGTCATCACCTCGCGAGCGTCACGCAGGATACGGATTAGCTCGGGAATGTTCTTTGCCGTGATGAACAGCGACTCAGACCAGCCACGCCAGACGCAGGCTTCGACCTGCTGAGGGTCGGCAAGGATGCGCATCGGTGCCTTGAACTGCGCAAAGGCGTACTGGCAGACCAGTGCTGGGCTGTATTGGACCGTCTGCGAGTAGCCAAACGGCGACACGATGGCCGTCTGTGGCCCCATAATGACGTAATCCACTGCGGACCTAGCGGACAGCTTGTCGAAGACAATGCGACGATCCATGCCAGCGCATTCAGGCAGCAGGCCGTAGACGTAGTCTTCCCACGACTTGCCGCTGACTCGGAAGTCGGCGTACCGATTCGGCCAGATCTGAAGGTCGATGCGCCGCCCTTTCGCGTTGTGCCGTGGCTCGACCGGCGCTGCGTAGCTGACGGCATCAAAGAGCGAGTGATACTGCGGCAGGCACTCGATCAGCACTTCGACGCCATCAGCCGCCAAGTGCCGCGCAATCGGCAGGCAGCGCAGCACGTCTCCGAGCCGCTCATGATAGACCAGCACAACGGTTTTCATACGTCGCCAGCAGTTACCCAAGGTTGCCGGTCAAGAAACTTAAAGTAGTCGCAGAGCCGCACGTCACCCTTGGCTTCCTGCAATCGACGCCAGCCGTCGACAAGTCCCTCGTACTGGTAGAACTGCTCCTTGAATGCGACCTGCTCCTCGGTGAAATATGCGTAGTGATCGAACACAAGACCCATCGCCCGCGTCGTTTCGCGCGGAACATAGCTCGCCCAAGCGTTCAACACCGGCGGCTCGTGAGTATTGAAGTGCAGTCCTGGTGCCATCTTCCACGCGCGGAACCACTCGTAAGGCATTGACCCAAAACCGTGACGCGACGTGACGACCTTGTGCGGACCTACAAAGTAAAAACAGTCGAACTGTGCGAAGTCGCCAGCCTTCTTGTCCTGCAACATTTCGTAGACTCGCTCTAGCTGGTCAGCAGTCCAGAACTCGTCAGCGTCGATCTGCATCACGACGCCATCGGTGACGTCTTCCATTGCGGCGTTGACCATCGCGATCTTCCCAGCCCAAGGACCGAGCCGCCACGTCACGCGCACGCGCGGATCTGTGATGCTGTCAAGGTACTCGGTCGTGCCGTCAATGGACAGCCAGTCCCGGTGCCAGCGATCCTGCACCTCTGCGCACCACGACGTGCATTCCTGCGGTCGCGAGACACCTTCCACGATGTGCCAGCGCCACGGGATCGTGAGCTGCTGAAAGATCGGCAACTGCTTATCGATGAACGGTTTCCCGTTCAAAACAATGGTGAAGATGATCAGCATTGCGTGATCCACGACTGCCCGACAACTGTGTAGCGCCCGATTGTTTCAGCGACTGCGCGTCTGACTCCATCGTATCCGCCAAAGTCATGACCGGCCAAGTAGCCGCCAGGCTGCACCTTGTTTCGCCAGTGCATAATGTCAGCGCGGACATCCTCGTATTGATGCGATGCGTCGATGAATACCGCGAACACCGACTTATCGTCGAACAACTTTGATGCTTCGGTTGACGGCAACGGCAAGCAATGCACCGCGTGCAGGACCGGCTTTATGTTTTCAAGGAAGTGACCGACCATTGAGCCGGTCGCAAGCTGCGGATGGCCTGCGTGCTCGATGCTGCCTCGGAATGTGTCAACGGCGTAGAGGTGCAAGCGCTTCTGGCTTTTGATCGCCTCGACGCCGAGGAACGCCATCGACCGACCGCGCCACGAACCGACCTCGACAATGGTCGCACCTGCTGGCGCTTCCTCGACGAAACGCAAGTAGATGTTCGCATAGTCAAACCAGTTCTCACCAAACCGCGACTCGTGGTAGAAGTGGTTCATAGGTTGCGGGACTCGAACAGTTCCTTGCCGCGCTTGTAACGCTCGCTCTGGTTATTGTGCCGATACGTCAGATCGAGCGGACCGTTGCTGAAATGCGGATGATCGTGAACGAACGTCACCTTGTCGCGTGCGTCGATGACGATCTTGTCGGCCCAGGCTCGATGGCTGAACTCGTTGTCCGAGAAGACCGACTCGTAGCCGGCAAAGAACATATCGCCTTGTGCCTCCCACCGTGCGCGCGACATAATCGCCATGCACATCAGCTCGTCCTTGCGGTGGCCGTCGTGTACGGCGATGGCTAGCTGCTCCTTCTTTAGATCACGCAGCGCGACTAGTTCCAAGAGCTGCAAATCCCAGTGCAGCGGAGGCAGCCAGTCGTCGGAAAGCTGGATAAGCAGGTCGCCGCGTGCCTTGCGCGCGCCTAGGTTCCAAGCTGCAACGCAGCTCTGTTCTTTGCTGGTGACGTGAACGAACTGCTGCGCCATCTCCATCGAGACGCCGTCGTCGATGTCCACGCAGAAGATGTGCTCGACGTTGGCTGGATTTGCGGCCCCTTGCAGGAAGGCTTCGCGGCAGGCAACGGCTTTGCTGGATCGCCCGCGCGTGGCATGGATCAGCGAGATAGTCGGCTCCTTGCCGCCGTGAAAGTGGTGTTGCAGGTGCTGCGCACGCTCGGCGTGGCCTGCGTAGCGTGCCGCGCGTGCCGCTAGATCGACTCCGTACCAACCGTAATGCTTGGCCTCGTGCGTCCACGGTCGATCCTCCAATCGCGGTTCTGGACGCTCTAGCGCGCGTTCCGCCCAGTAGTAGGCACGCTGCCGGTCGCCCTTTTCAAAGTAGAGCAGAATCAGCGCGTTCAGCGCCTCGCGACACCACGGGAAGACGCCATGCGCTTGAAGGCAGTAATTGATGGACTCGCGGTGGTTACCGCAGCAGCGCGCTACGTTCAGCAGCGCCTCGTACTTAAACGAGTCCTGCAGGTTCGGCATTGAGATCGCCAGCTTGCCGAACTCCTCCGCTGCCTTGAAATTGCCCGAGCAGTAGTGCTCCTGGTGAATGTAGAAATACTGCGATGCAGCGTCGCGTGCTGAGTTGCGCAGGATCCGCAGGTTGCGGTGCCGGTTCTCGCGCTTGACCTCCAGCGGCGCATGAATCCAGACCGGATCGTCAAGGTCGATGTGCTTGTCGCCGGCAAGCAGAAGCAGGTTCTCGTGAACGTCGTGATGCCACTTGCGGCCGGCCTCGAACGTACTGCGCCGAATCGCTCGCTCGCGGAACAGCTTCTTGCTGGTCCCTCGGACGTCGTAAAGGAAGCGCGCCATCGAAACCTCGTCAGGCAGACCAGCCAGAACCTCCTTCAGCCGATCTGCGTTGTCCAGCAGGTCGTCGCAGTCACACCAGATCAGCCAGTCTCCGGTGCCTTGACGGAAGGCTTCGTTGCGTGCTTCACCGAAGGAGTCGACGTGCTCCCAATGCTCTGCGCCAGGCTGGTTCAGATGCTCGCGGAAACGGAATGTCTTGTCCTTGGCCTCGCACCACTCGCGCGCGATAGACAGCGTGCGGTCAGGCGTGCGGGCGCCGATGGCTCGGACCAGCGACAGTTCATCGAACGCTGGACTGAACGAGTCCAGCATACGCTCGATGTGCTGCTCCTCGTTACCACAGATGACGCAAAGCGATACGCGCATTGCGTAGTACGAACCGTCAAAAAAGAAAATCCCCCCACCCGCTAGGCAGGTGAGGGGATAACACAACAACCCAACAGAGTTTAGGAGTACTGCGTCGCGACGATCTGCGCCGCGTTGCTGTTCACAACCTTCTCGGAGACGTAGTGCGCAGCCCGGACGATGTCTGACTTGATCGACTCGTCACGGTAGGTAAACACGCCAGTCGGACTGCCGTACTCCTGCCAGTTTAGCGTGAAGCCGGTTCCGCCTCCGAAGTAGCCGGAGGAAGCATCGGTCACCGCGCCCACCCAGATGTACGAGTTCGACCAGACGTTCGCGCTCGAGAAGGCGAGACCTTCCTTGGCGCTGTCGTAGCTGGCACGACCGATGAGGACCTCGGCAACGCCGAAGACCTCGGCAGCGGCCTGCTGCGAAGCGTTCAGGATCGTGTCGGTCGACAGGCCCGTACCGCGAAGGCGGTTCTGGAACTTGGTCGACGCCTTGATGCGCGTCCACACCGGGTTGCTCATGACAACGCGGAGGTTGTCGCGGCTTTCGCCCAGCGCGAGGATGCGGTCGATGGCGGACTCAACGTCCAGGCCCACGTCGAACGTCGCCAGATTGGCGGTCGTGTACGCGGTACCGGAGTTCGTCGAGGTGAACGTCGAAGCGTTGAAGATCTGCGCAGCAACGCGCAGCTCGTGAGCGAGGAGGAGCTTGCGCAAGCAGAGCTTGGCGGCGACGACCTCGGCGTCGAAGAAACGGCTCACGTCCAGCGCGACCGTATCGTCAACCGCTTCCTCGTAGCCGTACTCAGCGGCGGTGTAGGTCTCCTGCGTAAAGGAGCGGGTGCCGCGCGCGTATGTCGAGTACGGCGTGCGATTCTTCACGTCGCTCTTGAGGAGCTGGCCTTCCTTTAGCTTAAAGCAAGGATACTGACCAGCGCGTAGAGGAACATTGAGGATGGGCATCACTCGCGTGCCGATCAGGTTGGACTCAAAGTCCTTGGCCTGCTCAACAACGCCAGCAAGATCGCCACGGAAAATGGCAGCAGCGTTAGTGTACATGGTAGGTAGCTATTAGAGGTTCTTCGCGATGAACTCGATGATCGCGCCATCGGTATCAGCGGTCGTCAGGCTCTTGCCGATAGTCACCGTCCCGGCAGGACCGACCTGACCGGACGCGCCTGCGTAAATCGTATCGCCCACCGTTACGGGAGCGCCGACCAGCGTACCCTTTTGGGTGCCGCCTTGAGTGAGGAACTTCACGGTGACATAGTCGCCGGAAGCTGCATCGATCTGAGCGATGCCGTCAACGCTGCCAGCGGTAGCCGACAGACCGACGCCACCGTTCGTTGAGATGACCACAGCGCGGAAAGCGGTAATGGTCGCGTTGGCAAGGAAGGATCCCGTGCCGAAGTACTGAGTGCTCATAGTAGTTTACAGTTTGATGACCTCACCGGCCTGCACGCGGGAGCGGAAGACGGCGTATTCGTTAGAGTGATTCTTGACGCAAAACGCGATGGCCGCGCTCTTGTCGCCTTTCAGCTCGGAAGCCTTGGCAGCGACCAGCTCTTCGAACTTCTGCGTAACCGGAGCGGCGGCGGCAGGAGCTTCAGAGGCGATCGGCTTGGTGACCGGAGCGCCAAACGTCTTGGCAAACTCCTTGACAGCAGCGAGACCAGCCGCCTCGGCAGCGAGCTTGATCTCGTCGTTACGGGAAGCCATGGCGGCTTCCTTGTCCTCAGGCTTCGGCAGCATCGACTCCAGCTTGGAGAGGCGCTCGCCCAGGCCCATCATAGCCGACTCAATCATGCCGGCGATGGCGTTTTTGGTTTCGTCGTTCATGGGGAAATCAATCTCAAATTTGCCTTTTGGCGTTTCTATTCCTTGAAGTTGTTTCATGCTGAAAAGCCCATTGACGTTCGCAGCCGGCTCGCTGACCAGATCGCAAGAGTAGATCTCAGAGCAGCGCTGAAGCACCGTCTTCTTGTCCGACGCCATCTCGGTCGGACCAGAGAACGCAATAGACATCCCGAACGTGTCGGGAATCTTGTCAGCGATCTCGAAGATGTACGCGCGATGCGGCGTGTTTTGCAGGACGTGGAAATTGGCAATGAGCTTATTTCCGGCGATACGGAACTCGCGCAAATAACCGACGATGTCAGCCGCGCCGCCGCCGTGGTCCATCTTCACCTTTAGACCGCCGCTGTACGTCTCAGCCTGCGCCTTGACCTGCTCAAGCGTGGTCGCGTCGATGTTCACACCATGACCCAGCGCGCGCCCCTCGGTGATGACCGCGACGTCGTGAATCACGCCAGCCGCCTCGTCGATCTGACCGACGAAACCGCGAGCAAAGTGCAAGAGAGGAGCCTGAGTCATCACAATTGCTGCAAGCGTTAAATCAAGGCTTGTCGTTTACTCCCTTTTCGAGCGCCTTGAGCTTCTTGTGTATCCATATCATTGAGAGAACGGACACTCCAAGCGATGCAACGCCGGACAGAATCGCTAGGACGACCTGCACGTTTTGCAGGCTGATGATGGTTCCAAGCCACGCGCCAACATTGGCGACCAGCAGTTTCGTTCCGGCGTGATCGTTCATTTGCGCGGCGGTTGGTGCATCTGCGTCGTCATGCGTGAGCCGAACCACCATGCGACGGAGGTTCCGGCCAACATCTGGAAAGACTGTAGCGCGTTAGCTTTTACGGCTTCGTCGTCGATAATCAGAATTGCGACGAATGCGCCGACGACGAGGAACGCAGTCAGCGCTGGTCGAGTGACGGCGCGAACGTTAGCCGCCCACGGCGCGACCTTCTCGGTCATATCCGATGCAGATGCGGACTGTGACGCCATAAATGCATTCCATGACGCAACCGCCTCGGCTGACGCTGCTTGCTTGTCGAGCAGGTTGAGCTGAAACTGGTTATCCAGTTTCTTTTCGCGCAGGCGCATCCAGGTTGTCGCCAGCGACCCGACCATGCCGAACAGACCACCGCTGCCGGCGTTAAATAGGAGATCAGTTATCCAGCCCACATAGAAGCGGCTGGCGTTAAACGACAGGCGGATCTTCTGGCCGATTGTCGACTAGCTTGCCGTCAATGTAGTCCCATCCAATGCCGCCGAAGTCGCCGGGAATTAAATTCGGAGTGCCATCAATGGCATCGACGATGATGGTATTGACGACCTTTCCGTCCTTAATGACGTGAGCTTTCATAATTACCAAGTGCTGACGATGCATTTCCCGTTTCCACCTGCGCCGCTATTTCCGCCCAAAGAGCCACCGCCACCGCCACCAGGCACGCTGCCAGCGGTTGCGTTTCCGGTGAAGTTGCCCGCACCTCCAGCGCCTCCATAGTAACTGGTCCCGCCAGCACCGGCAGCGCTGCTAGAAAAACCTCCGCCGCCGCCGCCGCCAAAGTAGGACTTGCCTCCAGCGGCTCCATTCGATCCGCCGCCTTGGGCATCATAGTAGCCATTTGTGCCAACCGACGAAAGGTAATTGGTTCCAGCACCGCCAGCAGCACCGCTACCGCTTCCTCCTTCGCCGCCATAGCCAACTAGGTATGCGCCGAATGAGGTGTTACCGCCTGCGTTGCCTACAGTCGTTCCGCTTACGGAAGTGCCGCCCGCGCCAATCGTGACACTGACCGTGGCGCTGATGTCTGAAGCCAGAAATAGTCTTGTAGCGTATGCGCCACCACCTCCACCGCCTCCAAAAGTCGGATGTGCGCGACCGCTTCCGCCCGCTCCCCAGATTTCAACGCTTACCCATTTCGCGCCTGAAGGTTTCGTCCAAGTTCCCGTCGAGGTGAACGTCTGAACGTCGGTCAGAACACCGGACGACTGCGTGCTTGATAGCGTGCCGCTTGTGTAGGTCAGACCAGTTCCGACCGTAACAGCGGAGAAACCGCCTGACCCGTTGCCGGCGAGAATGGCCGTGCCTGTCGTGGCCGGTGCAAAGTACGTCGTCGACTCAAATGCTGCCGAGCCGAGGCCAGACACTTGACCGGACGTAATCGCAATCGCCACGTTCGCCGCAGCGGTCAGTCGTCCCTTTGCGTCGACGGTGAACTGACCGACGTTCGTGCTGTTGCCGTAGCTACCAGCCGTGACCGCGGTGCTGGCAAGATCCAGCGCAAACGTTCCGCTGCTCGTGATCGGACTACCTGAGACGGTCAAGTCCGTCGAGCTTACGGCAACACTCGTCACGGTGCCGCCGACATCAAGCGACGATAGCGTGCCGCCAACATAGGTTAGGCCAGTGCCAACCGTAACGTCGGAGAAGCCGCCGCTGCCGTTACCAGAAAGAATCTTTGTACCCGTAGTCGCAGGAGCAAAGTACGTCGTGCTTTCAAACGCAGCGCTGCCAAGTCCAGAAACTTGCCCAGCCGTGATTGAGATCGCAACGTTTGCCGCAGCGGTCAGTCGGCCTTTAGCGTCAACCGTCAACGACGGCACAGATCCAGCCGTGCCATAGTTACCAGCAGCAACCGTAGTGTCAGACAACGCGAAGTATAGCGTGCCGGTACTAGTGATCGGACCACCAGTCACCGAGATGTCGGCGCTGCCTTGACCAGTCACGCTCGTCACGGTGCCGGTGTACTGGTCAGCCGAGGAGATCGTAAAGTTCGGATAAGTGCCGGTGATCGTCGTCGTACCACCTTGTGTGAGCGCGACAACTTGATCCGGCGCGCTGTTGACGACCTCAATCGTACCGCTGCTAGTAATCGGACCGCCCGAAATCGAGATGCCTGTGCCAGCCGTCAGCGAAACGCT